GGGAGATCGGAGTCTTCGAGGAACTGCAGGGTGACCCATTCGCTGATGTGGGAACGGGTGACTGGGATGACTCGAAGACGACGTTCTGAGCGAAAGGCAAACCTCCCGGCCGCATTCAGCACCCCAGTACCCGGAGACGTGCTCACTGCTCTGGAGGAACTTGGGGTCGAGGTGCTCCGGGTCACCGGGGACGAAGCCTTGGCCAAGTGCCCCGCCCACCTTGAGCGAACGGGCAAAGAGGACAACCACCCGTCCTTCAGTGTGAACGTGGAGGAGGGTGTCTCGAACTGCCTCGCGGGGGAGACTCGGGTGATCACCTATGAGGGAGCCAAAGAGATCCGCGATCTCGCGGGCAGTAGCCACAGGCTTCTCACCTCCTCTGGTTGGGTCATCGCACCAGTAAAGTCCTTTGGGGAACAGCGCCTATGGGATGTGGTGGTCCGCCGTAACGGGATACGCAAGACTATCCGTGCGACCGAGGGACATCGCTGGTTTGTTCGCGGAATGGTGAACAAGAAATACTACTATCTCTCAGAGCGAACCACTGCCACGCTAATTCCGGGACATCGACTGAAGAGTGTTCGTCCACATAGGTCGGGCACCTTAGCACCATCACCTTGGGGAGTAGCCCACGGCATCACATTCGGTGACGGGTCTCGTGACTATGCTGGGCGCTCTAGCGTTGCGCTGTGGGGCGAGAAGGATGCAGCACTCTTGAAATTCTTTCCTCTATCTCCAACGCTTGTTGCACACTCAGCGGCTGGTTTCCCCGGAATTCTGGTCATGGGACTTCCCGCGTTCTTTAAGGATCTTCCGGCGACTTCGGAGGCCTCCTCCTATTTGTATGGGTGGCTTGCCGGATATTTTGCAGCAGATGGGTGTGTTGATGAGGCAGGAATGCCCACGATGGCTAGCGCCAACTTGGGGAACCTTGAGTTCATACGTGACTTGGCACACCGACTGGGTATTGTCACGTATGGGATACGTACTCAGATGAGGAGCGGGTTCGGCGACGAGGAATCTGCACTGCATTCAATCTCCTTCAGCCGGTCTAGCCTGAACGAGTCCTTCTTTCTGATTGATGTACACCGGGAGCGTTGGCTAGCCCATCGAGATGTTAAGGAACGTCTTGGCTGGGTGGTTGAGTCCGTGATGCCTACGGATGTCATCGAGGAGGTATTCTGCGCTGAGGTACCAGGGGTGCATGAGTTCGCACTAGAAGACAATTTGGTGACCGGGAACTGCTTCTCGTGCGGCTTTCGTGGCCCCTTCGTGCTCCTCGTGGAGCACATGCTCAAGTGTGACCGAGATGATGCTGTCGGATGGATCCGGGCTCGCGGGGGGATCGAGAGGGTCAAGCGCACACTTGACGAGTCCAAGGGCTTGAGGTTACTGACCCGAGACACCACCCTCCAGATCAATGAGGCTTCACTGGCCCTCTTCGTTGACCCACCGGCCGAGGCCCTGGCCAAGCGCGGGCTGTCGCTGGCATCCGTACAACACTATGGCATCCTCTGGGACGCAGCCAAGGACCGCTGGATCACCCCTATTCGGGATCCCAACACCGGGAAACTCTGGGGCTGGCAGGCAAAGAACGAACGGTACTTCAGTAATTTCCCAAAGCAAGTTACGAAGTCTCAGACCCTGTTCGGTCTGGAGCAGTTTGTTGAGGGCCCTGCGATAGTTATCGAGTCCCCTCTAGACGTTCCGCGTATCTTCACGGCCGGTGTAGAAGGCGGGCTGTCCTCCTATGGCGCTGGTGTGTCCGAGGCTCAGATGAAGATCGTTCAGGCTATTACTGACGAGTGCATTGTCGGCCTCGACAATGACAAAGACGGTACGACCTACTCTCGTTGGCTGAATGACACCTATGGTAAGAGCATGATCCTAAGGTTCCTCAACTACGCAGACTTTGATGAGGAGATAAAGGACCCTGGGAACATGACGGACGATCAGATCCTACACAGCATTGACACTGCAATCTCCAGTACGCTGGTGCGATTCTGACATGTTAAGTGTTGATCTGTATCCCTTTCAAGATCCCGCTGTAGATAGGGGCTTAGAACGGGGCAACCTTCTTGTTGCTTACGAGATGGGGACTGGGAAAACGATTATAGCGCTGGCCATAATGGAAGAGTTGATCGCCCGGGAAGAGGCGCATACCTGCATCATTGTGGTTCCCTCTTCACTTAAGTGGCAGTGGGCTCAGCACCTCGCAAGGGGTGTCGACGTGAAGACCTGTGTGAAGACTCTCACCATTGATGGCGTAAAGCAGGACATCATTGTTCCGGTTGACGAGGACGCTATTGTCATTGACGGATCGAAGCCGAAGCGAGAGAAGCAGTATGAGTTTATCCGCAGTGTACACCGCCCCGACTACATCATCCTCGGGTATGAGAATGTGGTCAACGACTGGAACAACGTCCGTCGCATTAAGCCAGACGCCATATTCCTCGATGAGATAACGGCCATCAAGACTTTCAAGGCGCAAAGAACCCGCAAGATCAAGCGACTCAGTGCCCCCTACCGGTTCGGCCTTACCGGGACTCCTGTAGAGAACGGTAAGCCCGAAGAGTTGTTCTCAATCATGCAGTGGATTGACCCAGAAGTTCTCGGGAGATTCGATCTATTTGACCGGACGTATATCGTGAGGAACACATGGGGGGGCGTGCAGAGGTACAAAAACCTGCCGGTGTTGCACGCGAAACTGGCCGAGGTGATGGTTAGAAAGACCCGTCGTGATCCCGAGGTGGCCAAGTACCTTCCCAAGACACAGGAGTCCAATCTCTACGTCGATCTCGATAAGAAGAGCCGTAACGTATATAGCACGCTCTCAAAGGAACTCCTTACCGAGTTGCAGAAGCCTGGGCAGGTTACAGAGTTTGACCTGACAGCCTACTACAGTGGCCAGCAGCAGCAGAATGAGAACTCCCAGCAGGGGCGCATCATGGCGCGGATGCAGGCCCTAGACATGCTCCTCGACCACCCGGACCTCATCGTGGCCTCCGGCATGGACTACGAAGAGTCCCTGGAGCAGCAGGAGGCCGGGGTTGTGCGTGCCAACTGGCAGGGCTCCAAGTACTGCTACGAGGTGTGGCAGTCAGGGCTCTTAGACGACCTGCTCCACAGCCCCAAGTTGGCGGTGCTGAAGGAGGACGTCCAGACCGTCCTTGACTCACACCCTGACAACAAGATCATCATCTTCACCTTCTACCGCCGCGCGCTCGACGCCATCGATGAGGCCCTGAGCCCACTGGCTGGGTCGGTGCAGTACCACGGTGGGATGAACGCCGCAGCCAAGGCCGGAGCGGTCGCCAAGTTCCGGGAGGACCCCGACTGTCGACTCTTCATCTGCAGTCACGCTGGCGCCTTCGGGACGGACCTGCACATGGCGAACTACCTCTATAACTATGACCTCGCGTGGTCTGCGGGAACGCAGGACCAGATCAACGCGCGCCACAGCCGAGCAGCCTCCACCTTCGAGAGCATCTACGTCCGCAACCTGATCACCAGGGGAACCACCGAGCCACGCAAGTACGAACTCATCGCCCACAAGCGGCGGGTCGGGTCGGCAATCCTTGACAACGAGGGGGCCGACGACAAGGGCCGGGTCATCAACGAGGTGGGCTCGTTGACGGAGCACCTGCTGGGAGCACTTAGTAAGTAACGGTTGCGCGGAACCGGTTCTTCGGATACGGTTGGTGGAAACACCACATCAAGCGAACCGGGGAGCACGAGATGCCAGCACCGTCACCTAGTCAGATGCCGACACGCAGGCCGGTCCATGCGCCCACCGTCCACCCCGTGTCAGTTAGCCCCTACTACTCGCTGCAGCCCCATGCCAAGAGGCAGGCCGAGCAGAAGGGCTTCTCCTTCGAGTCCGTTCTTGAGGCTGCCAACAACCCGAGCATCTCCTACGAGAGCCTCCGGTTCCCCGGACAACTGCGCAGGATCCGTGGGGGCATCGTGACCGTGTGTGAACCGGTGACCATGACGATCATCACCGTCTACGAGAACTGCAAGGAAACAGCCCTGCGCCCGGACCAGAAAGACCACGACGCCCGTTCCTACGGAGCGAGATTGAAGGAAAGAAGTGCCTAACACCACAACCCGTACCGTGACACGACGGACCACCCGCCCTCGCAGCGGCATTGTTGGAAAGATCACGCAGCACCTCGTGTGCAAGGCAGAGTCCGAAGCCCTCAAGAAACGCTACGAGCAACTTCGTGACGAGATCATGACCTACCTCGATAAGCATGGTGAGGTGGATGAGAAGGGCCATAAGACACTGGCCCTGCCGACTCCTGTCCTGGTAGCAGGCAAGGAGTTCGGCAGCGTCAAGCGTGAGCGCCGGGTGTCTACCTCATTCGACGAGGAGGCTGCCGAAGCACTGCTCAGTCCCAAGGGCCTGCTGTCCCGGGTGCAGCGCACGATCGTGACCATCAACTCGACGATGGAAATCGAGTCTACCTTCGGCGTAGCGGAGGGGCATAGTGTCCGCCTCTTCCCCGCTGATGGCACCAAGTCCGTTGAGGTTCCTGAGGCCTCCGTCTCCTGGGTCACAGTGCTCGACCAGAACGAGGTCTACGTCCTGAACCAGCAGGGGCTTATCACTGACAAGGAACTCGACTCGCTCTTCGTCGAGAACGAGACCTTCGCCTACAAGCCTTTGGCCTCTTGATGAGCGCTGCCACCACGGAGTTCTACCCAGGCTCTAGTCACCCGATCGTGCGGCACCCTAACCACCCTTCGGTGGATAGCCGGACGCACCACATTGGTGTCGACTCTGAGTGGGACAGGCACCCTCGCAAGTATCAGGTCAATGGGGTCGAGCGCGAGTTCTTCACCATTGGCCACCTAGCACTGGCCCTTGGCCGACGTCCCGTGACCCTGCGTTTGTGGGAGCGAGAGGGCATCATTCCTAAGGCGACCTATCAGATCAACTCGGAAAGCAAGAATGGCCGGAGGCGCCTGTACACCAGGGAACAGGTCGAAGGCTTGGTGAAATTGGCGGTTGAGGAAGGAATCCTCATAAGCCACCAACGTGCAATCGGTGGGACTCAGTTCACCACACGGTCAATTGAACTGTTCAAGCAACTCGCCTCAACCAAAGAGGTATGAGCCATGCTGATACGCCGCCACCGCACTCTTTCGCTCCAGCCCCGAAAGTACGAGAACATCACGTTCGGGGCCGAGATCGAATTCGACTCATCTGAAGCGGGTAAGACTCCTGTCGAGAAGTTCGCCAACGATACGCTCGACCGGCTGCTCGAAGACGAGATGGTTGAGGCTGCCTCCGCTACACAAACTGATTCATTCATCGCCGATTACCGATTCACAGGAGAATAAGACACTATGGCACGAACCCTTACCCGTCGTCGTTCCTCCGACTCCGCTACGGCGAAGAAGTATG